GGTTTATACGCACCGCTTTATGTTAACGACTATTTTCCACGTTTTGGTTGTTTTATTTGTAGTTCAGTATATTGCTTTTTATTTGCATACACTTCTACTGGTTATTCAACCACGGCTTGTAGCCGGTCAAGTCCCAATCGTGTTACTTTTTCATTGGGTCTACCGACTTTGTTGTATCGTATAGTGCGGCGCTAGATTATTGTTAGGTTCGTTCACGGGGTAACTTTGGTACCATCTAAATCTGGTATTTCAAAACTCTTTAAAAGGAGTAATCGGAATGCATCCCGCTCCATGTCGTATGGAAACAACGAATCAACACACCCCCTTAATGAAGTCACAAGGAAACTCAGGCTCTACTGTTTGGAGCGTGATTACCAAGTGGCTTCATCCCGCCTTGGCCCCTGTAGGGCTAAGTGCTGTGTTTGTCCTAGGTGCTTTGTTCAAGGGCAAAAGTTCGCGAGATTATACTATAAAGTCTCTTTTAATGTTGGGTAAGTTCGCAATATTATCCAACAGAGCATTGATAACACGGTCGTGCTCCACTGGGCTTATCTTAGTACTTTTATACTGGTTGCGCAGGATTCTCTCATCACAACAGAGTCCCACAATTCAGTATGTTAAGTCAATTATAGTCCAGTATTTGATGTCCCCACCTTTGTTTAAACCGGAGACCTGTCGAGGCATTTTTATGGACCTCCCGGACTCTGTGTTCAGAACGGACTCAAATCATACCCACCCTGAGTCAGCTTCTAATCGCAACTCCTCTGTAGCATTTATTGAACGTCTTGCGGACGTTATGGGACGCACTGCGTACCATGTGCAGAGGTCTAGAGCTGATGAACGAAACGGACGGATTGGTAGTCGTGCCCTTTATTGGGCTAAAGATTTGACTGCCCAACCTACCCGTTTAGTGGTTCCGCGCAACCCTCTGATGGCTCTGTGCGATGTTGATCAGTATATAGATATGCCTTCCTTTCTTTGCGATTATCCACACCCTACGTGTATCTATACGTTTCAACCTGATCAAGTATGTAAGGAGATGAAAGACTACAGTTATACTTTTGATGCCCTCGACGGTGTCAGTTATAACGTAGCTGGTGGTGGTCGGTTCCAACACCAGGTCTGGAATTATGGCAGCGATCATTTTGTTGCTAAGAAGACATTTTTAGGAATTCCATACCGCGTCTCGGCTTACCTTTGTGATAGGCGTGCCACTTCGCCTGATCATGAATTAATAATGTTGACCCCGCTCGGTTCCTGGTCCGGGTTGGGTGCGATGTTTTTCAATGAGTGGATTTTTGGTAGAAGGCTCCAACGGTTGAAAGTTGTGACTCCTTCTGGCTTTTTACGGTTGACTTCTCATGGTCCCGAGGGCATTAAGGTGTCCACGGGCAGGCCTGACTCTTATGTCTGTGCTACCATACCTGCCGCTATTGATGATACCATAGCCACTGTTGCGCGCTCGTCACAATATCCCTTGGTTTTACCTCAAGTTATGTCATACTTGAAAGGGGATCGAGTTGCTTCAGCTTGTGTTTTGGAATATCATAGAGCTAATACCGTTGACAAACCTGATGTCGTTTGTCCATTGCCTATGGCTGTCCGTAGTTATCAGTTCCACCCTAATACTTATATGCCTGGACTGAAAGCAGCCATGAAACCATTTATGTCCCCGTTGGTTCACGGGGCTTTTGTTCCAACTATGAGTGTGCAAAATGAGGAAGAATGTATTCGGGCCCGCGTTATCAAGGTTAAACCAGGGTTGTTACCAATGAAACCCATTTTAGCGCGGTTTATCCGAGAATTTGCAAGATTATTCATCCCTGACTCACAAGCACACACACTTGACCCCGTTGATCATGAAGAAGTCACGCGGCGTCAAGAAAGACCCGCACAGCGTAGGTTAGCCGCTGTTGCTGAAGCCACTTTGGCTTCACGGGTCGTGGCCATGTTTAACAAAAAGGAGCCTTATGGCAATGTTAAACCATCTCGCGCTATTTCAGTTATTAATTCTGTTGATAAGCGTGAGTACAGTCGTTATATTTATGCCTTTGAAGCTTTTCTAAAGGCGCAGCCTTGGTATGCTTTCGGCTTGAGCCCGCGTCAAGTGGCTCAGCGTGTAACTGATGTGTTGCATGAAGCTGATGATGCTGCCAATACTGATTTTAACAAGTTTGATGGTCATGGTTCTAACGTGATGCGCGAATTGGAAACTGTTCTTATAATGCGTGCGTTTCGTTTGTGCCATCATGCCGAGTTGAGTGATTTGCATCGTTCCCAGTTTGGTCGACAGGCCTTTGGGATGTTTCGCTCTTGGTATGAAACTGAATTCTCTCGTCTGTCAGGATCACCTGAAACCTCTTGTCTTAATTCTGTAGTGAATGCTTTCGTTAGTTATTGTGCCTTACGCATGACTAAAGTGGGTGGAGTTTATATCCAACCCGAGGAGGCTTACAAAGGGCTAGGTATTTATGGTGGTGATGATGGGCTTACTGCTAATTTGAACCCTTCGGCCGCTGCTGAGGCGTCGGCTTTGATTGGTCAGGAATTGACCGTTGAAGTGGTTCCTAGAGGTAGTATTGGGATTAAGTTTTTGGCACGGGTCTATTCCCCTAATGTTTGGTACGGTGATATGAACACTTGTTGTGATCTTCCGCGCCAGCTTTCCAAACTGCATGTTACGGTCAACATGGGCGTTAATGTGACGCCCAAGATGAAACTCCTTGAAAAAGTTCGTAGTTTTATGTTGTCTGACGAAAGTACGCCTGTCATAGGCATGTTTTGTTGTGCAGTTCAAATGGTGAACGGGGAGGAGTTGGTGGCCAACGATGAGACGCGTGCGATGCGTTCCTGGAACTCACGTTGGTCAAAAGAAAATCAATACATCAACGAGCCTGCTGAGTGGTTCGGTGAGTATTGTCAAACCGCCTTACCAGGCTTTGAATTTAAGCGGTTTAGTTCTTGGGTACAATCTGCGGATACCTTTGAAAAGTTGTTGTCTGCTCCCAATTTTATGGAGCCGGTCCCTGCCAAGTCAGAAGTCCCTGTGGTGATTGAGGATGATGTAATACCTTATGGGCCCATTCAGGACCCCGTCCCCTTGCCACAACGACCGGAAGGACAACCTTCGGTGAGTGAGTTAGTTCCTGTTTCTATGCTTTCAAATGTTGACGTTAGTCCTGCAGCCTTTATGGCTGACCAGAAAGCTCTTCTCACAGAAAGTAAAATTGAAGTCTCAGCCGATGAGAAAGGGCCACCACTTAAAGTGGCTGTTGGATTGATTCCTGAGGTGGTGCCTCGGGTACCTAACAGTAAAAATAAGCGGTACTTGGAGCGTAAGGAGCGCCTAATAAGAGAGGGTAAGTGGAAAGACCTCCCCAAGAAAGTAAAAACCGTTGTGGTCCCTGTTCCCATTGTGAACCCCGTGGTTAAACCTGTTCCACGGAAAGTAAAGCCTCCTAAGGCTGCCCCGACATACGCCCAAGTGCGTGGTGTTTGGGCTAAAAAGGTTAAGAAGCCTCAATAGGCTTCTAAACGTTCAGGCATTCGGAGTGCACTTGGGCACTCCGTTTTCGCATTTGTAGTGTGCAAATTTGAATGTCTGAACGAAAACAAAAACCAAGACGAGGGAAGAAGAAAGTACAACAAGCGCGTAAAGCGCAACGTAAACCCAAAGGTACTAAGCGACGTTCTTTTAACGTCGTTAGGTTGGGTCAACGAGTAGGCAAGTTGTTTGCCGGGCGTTCGGGTGGTATGGTGGGAGCTGAGGCTGGTAGGCTTTTTCGTAAGCTTACCGGTTTTGGTGACTATAAAGTTAATTCTAACACCCTAATGCCTGGTTCAACGGATAGGCTTCCAGCCTTTATCAACAACCGTGCCGGAACTCGTATACAACATCGAGAATATCTTTTTGATGTTGTAACCTCTGCAAGTATAGGTGCTTTCTCCGTTGAGGAGGTGCCTATTCAACCTGCTTTGTTATCATCATTTCCCTGGCTTTCTGCTTCTGGTGAGCAGTATCAAGAGTATACCATTAACGGTATGGTGTATGAGTTTAAGTCAAACTCGTACAACGCTTTAGCGTCAACCAATACCGCTAGTGGAACAGTCATTATGACAACTAATTATAATACCCTTGATCCGCCTTTCACCACTAAGTTTCAAATGGAGCAGTCACAATTTACTTGCTCCGCTAAGCCATCAGTGGATTTGTTACATCCAATTGAATGTTCCAAGATTGAAACCCCTACTTCAGTATTATACACTAGAGCTGGACCGGGCGCTTTAGGCGATCTCCGACTCTATGATTGGGGGACTTTCAACCTTGCAACTGTTGGTATGCAAGGTGCTAGTACGAATATCGGTGAGCTTTGGGTGACATATGATATCACACTGTTTAAACCTAAGTTGGGTAGTGCAGTTGATGTCTCTGATCATTATCTGTTACCCTTGGCCAATGTAACTGTTAACGGTCCTGCCTATTTTGGAGGTACCGCACATCCACCGATTCTTACTTCACAATCCGATATGGGTACTACTTTAACCTCCACTGCTGGAGGTGGTAACCTGGACACTATCAATTGGCCTCCTGGCTATACTGGTAAGGTTCTGGTGATGTATGCCCTGTGTGCTCCTACTGCTGCATCTCTCGTTTTAGCGACTGCTTACAATCTCACTTTTGTGGGAGGAGTTTCACCTCTTAACGGATTTTCAGCCCTTAATGATAACAATCAGTTGCTTGCTAATTGTGTATATAATGATACCGGTTCCGTCACTTTTGTGTTTATGTTAAATATATCTAATGGCGGTTCTGTGTTTCTTACTGGTGGTGGTACCACTGGACCAGCCTTTACTACTGCGGATTTAGTTATTACCGCATTACCTACGGGTTTTGTTTAATTTCACCTTTATACTCCAAATGGCTTGCCTTGTGCATAACGTAGCCTTGGATTTTTGTATCATATAATATGTTATTTTATTCTACCTTCTCCAAGTCCCCTATGGGCCCCTGAGCCGTTACTAGACGCACGTTATGGTGTTATTCTAGGGCCAGGTAGTTCCCCCTTCCAATACCCACTGGGCGCGGAGTCGGTTCCTTAAGGTGTTAATTCTTCTTCTTCTTTGTAATTTATTTGTATACATTTATTATCGTTCATTGCGTAGGTGACAGGCGTTTTTGCGTTGCTGTAATCGATAACCTAGTATGAACTATTTAGTATATATTATTAGTGAATACCTTAGTGCGCACCGTTATAAGTTGATCGAGAGTGATTCTTGGTCCCCCGCAGGTGGAGTGATTCCTGGCGCGGTTGCAGATGATTCCTCTGTATAAACAAAATAACTTGAGTGACACTTCGGTACCTTCTTTGTGATGTTTTGCCCTTTTAGGGCTTTTGGTGTCTCC